ACGTGTTTTTTTTCTATGTTTGGATGTTTTACTGGATGTTTTACCGGATGTTTTACCGGATGTTTTATTCCGTTTTCTCTTCGTTTTCATCGTTCTTCTGTTTTTAGTTATTTTTCTAGATTTATCCTTTTTTCCACCGCGTTTACCACTGCGCGTAGTAGGGCTATTATTACTGCTTGTGGTAGAAGATGTAGACGATGTAGAATATATAGTATCGGGCGAACTTTCTTCCTTCGCGCGAATATCTGCCATTGTCATTTTTTTCCCTTGAAATGGAACCAACACATTTTCATCACATACTTGTATAATTTCACCTGATGGAGATATAACTTGTTTATATTTTCCGGATAAACAGGGTGAGACAGAAGACGATGGTTCAACCGGAGTACTACTAGTATTGACACTATTAAGACTATTTTCTCTACGACCTCTTATTATCTGTTCTCCAGTATATATAAGTTCAGTGTATATTTTCTTTTGGAATTCGTCCAAAGATGTAGGCATATTCGGTTCGGTCAATTCAGCACTGAATATGCTTTTCAAATTCACCTTTTTAAAAAAATTATCCACCAATATGTTTTGAATTGAATAGCTTATTTCATCGGTTATTTCAAGTTCACTTGCTCCAATTACTTCTTCACTAATGCTTTTCCCTAGTAAAAATATGGGTCTATATTCCGTTGGCGTCATATCAAAATACTTGGTTATATATAAATCATTCATCAATTCATTCGTCAAATCTGTTGTATTATCTGTATTCGTTACATCGTCGTTTAATACATATTTTGGGTTTATTTTCGTATCCATCATGTTTAATTCTATAAACAATAAATTAATTGAATTTCCAATAATATAAGCTGCCATTTGTCTGACAGCCGTCTCTTTGGCACTTGAGGAAATGTTTGTGCTGTATAGAGTTTCCAATTCACTTCTCATACTTTGTAAAAAATTAAAGTATCTTACAATTAAACTATAATCTAATGAATCATCTATGTGGTCAAATGATAAATTATACATGCCTTGTAACAAAACATATATGGGTAACAATGGATGAAAACCAACCGAATAAAAGTTGAAGGGGGTCTTTTCGCCACTGGACAATTGTTTGAATACGTCGATTATTTTTTTGTCTGTGTCTGCCGTGTCTGCCTTGTCTACCGACGGCTTTGTCTGACGACTGCTAACTTCCTTTGATGTGTCTGCTTTGTCTACCGTGTCTGCCGACGGCTTATCCTGACACTTGGATAAATTTGTATCCCAAGAGCAGTTGGTCATGTTATTACATCCCAACTCCGAACTAATTTCTGTACAGTTCTCTGCTTTTCCCAGAGACTGACTGCTACTTCCACCCACACCTACATACCAATCACTCTCAGTTAGATAATAATAACCAATTACACCAATACCAACGGCACTAGCAACCGCACTCACGGCTATTATATTATTTATTCGTGTTTTATATTCTGTATCATCCTTGGTAATGGTATCAACAATTTCCGAAATTTGATTTATAATATTCGTAGGTTTATCATCATCCGTCTCGATTAATAAATCCTGCTTTAATAATTCATTCAGTTTGCGTCCCGGGAATTTATTGTTCCACCATAAATAAGAAGTTGAATCTAGAAATGAACCCAATTGTGTATACGTAACTTGCTTCACATTATTCGATATTGATAAATATTCGGAAAAATTTACCTGTAAAGCACCCCCAATCTGTTTTCCATCCTGTAAAATACCAGCATCTTCATTTACAGTAATATTACAGTCATCTGGCGTCGGACTATTAACATCAACATTTTGAACGCACAAGTCGGATATTTTTTGCTGTCGTACGTTCGGTGCGTTGGGTTCTAATATATCACCGTATATATAATCGTTTTTTATTTGCGAAGTGGATATTTGTTGTAAATATGTATTATTTTCTGTCACCGTATTATCATCACATATTGTTTGCCCAGTCTTGTTAAAATTACTTATGTCTTCACCAACTACATCAAAATTATCTACGTTGGATATTAAATTATTGTAATCATTTATCTTTGTCCTTATATTATCTTGTAGATTCATGTCGTTACTATAACCACCAATCGCAATATAAACCTGTTGACAAAATCCTTTCATCACATAATAATATTTTTTAGCTTGTGTATCACTAGAATCTTTCAACGGAGTTATCCCCGTATCATCCGTAATTTCATCCAAATACATATCATAATTTAAACACGCCTGTAATATATTTACTATCGTATTGTCATCTAAATTTTTGATGTCATATAAGAATAAACAACTGTCCATTTTGTATTCCTTTTCGCCAAATGTTGCCAAATACTTTCTTAAATTAAAATTAACATTTTTCCAAGAAAACTGTTCTATCATTTTGTAGGAAGGTTGCAATTCAATTTGAAATTTTGGATATGATTTTTTAAATAGTTGATTGGAACCGCTAATGGCAGCAGCAGGTAGTTCAAATGAATACGGGGTCCAAACGCCATTAACTGTATTACCATAATTACCGATTATGGTTTCATAGTTATCTATTTCCGCAAAATATCCTTTGTATGTATTATTTAGATTTATCGCATTTTTTATTTCATTCTCACTTGGATTAGATGTGTTCACTATATTCGGGATACTATTTTTTATTATCGTTTGTAAAACAGTTAGCTTGTCCTTTATATTTGTTAGATCGGGTTTAAGATACGCAATATAAGAATATTTATAAGCTAATTGAAATATATCTTTTACTATAAAATCCACATTGTCTTTACTAACACTATTTTGCCCAAATGATATTCGTGTTAGTTTTGTTACACCGGATGCGTTATTCCACTGGGTTTCAGTGGGGTCAGACCGTAATCTATTAATATAGTTAACTGAAAAATAATTATTACGTACTGATAGGTATTTGGCGTAATCCGCGATTATAGCATTTATTTTAGTTGTATATATATTGCGCTTGGCCTCAAGTGTCGATCTAAGAGCTATTTGAGTAGCCATGGCTTCCTGTGGATTGTTCAATCTAAAACTATATATAGAACCACTATACCCATGTGTAAATATACAATTTACCCCTGAATATAGTGCGAATGCTAGAGCGATTTGGTCATGTGTTACAAACCATACTTCCGATATATCATCTACTATTGTATTATCTCCGTTGGGAGATGAGAATTCGGTAAAGGTTACCATACGTCGTGACATGAGATTTTTACATAATAATACTTGTAACCAATCGCCTGCTCTTTTCTGTTGAAATTCACGGTTCATATTAAAGATGTCTACGTCGGTTTTTGCGCCACTACGGGTTAGTTTTTGTAACAAGTTTTTCAGAGAAGACAGTAACGTATTAATATTATTTTGTTTTTTACTTTCTGAAATAGTAACTTTAAATTTACTACCGTCAGTAAAATTGGGTTCTTCTACTGTGACATCATTGTAATGGTATGATTTACGATTTAGTCCTTTTCCGGTTTTCAGTCCTGACAATGTAAAGTTATATTTGGTGAAAAATTGTTTGAAACTATCTTCTGATACGCTGTCGTAATTATACATACGTTCACCACTGTTTTGTTCTATAATCGGTACTAAATTAATGCCCGTATTACTTTCACTTAATAGTTTAATTGATTTACATGATACTTTTCCTGCCGGATCGTTTGTAATTTCAGGTGTCATTGCGTAATAGATTGTTTTGCTGTCTGGTGTCTGTACTCCAATTTTTAAGATATCTATCACAGAAATACTAACAGCGTCTACAACGATAGCTGCACGGTCGTTAATACCTAATCTGGAAATGAATGTATCTGCCGTCAAGTCACGTTTATTATTCGTATCATTCGTATCATTCGTATCATTCGTATCATTGTCAACTAAATAACCCCCGTTACTTCTATTTTTAGAAATATTTAGCATTTTTTTAACGGTATATTGTCCAGTTGGCAGTCCTGGGGAGTAGTTTTGCACTGTTATTGTATCAGTAGCATTCAATGTCTTTGTATAATCCGAAAATGTTGATAAGGTAGCACTAGATTTAGAAGGTCCTTCTGCCATATTATTATTCAACGTAGTTACTTCATTGGTAGGAAGATCTGTCAACCCATCATTATATTGAGGTAATCCTCTATTATAGGTATTATTTGTAAATATTGTCTTCTCGTCTGAAGATAAACTAAAGTCATGGTCTGTGTCAGCTTTACATTGTTTCGCTAATACAGATATATTTTGGTTTATTGTAATGCTAGAAGTCATATATATTTTGTATCTTATATATTACATATATATATTTTGGTTATTTTCTCTCTAAATATGTAATATTACATGTCAAGTATATTGTTCGTAGATATCAACAGTGACGTAGAATTATATGAAACATATAAGGATGCCATAAAGCAGATTGGAGCTACAAAACTGTGTTATTCCCAAATAACCGACGAGTTTTTAGAAGAAACAATGGACAGTTGTGATTTTTTGTATGTTCATTTATACAACGGAGACATTCGTGGTTTCGCATGCGTATCGTTAGAACATGAACCTGATAAACACCTGTATATAAATTTAATATGTAACATGCGGTTCCATACGATGGAAACAAGATTTAGTCAAGGGAAAGAGAGATATTCAGGGAAAAATATAATGAGCAATATAATCAAACAAGGAAAGAAATTAAAATGTAAAAGCATTCGTTTGAATGCGATTAAAGAAGTGATCTCTTACTACTTTAACATCGGGTTTCATTTTGAAAATACAAGACTACAGAGAGAAATAGAAAGCGAAAAAGAGCATATAGAACAACTGAGAAAATCACAATTAGAGAGAAATGATGACGATTCAGTAAGAAATCTCGACCGGATAGTGGGACGATTTTATCCTGGGTTCTATAGTGAAATAAAACAGCGACAAATAGGTGAGGAAGACAATAATGATAGTCGAAAAGAAATCGCGATGGAAGACGGAATACCCATGGTATATAATTTACATGTAACTGGCGGGAGGAAAATAAAGCGTACTACATACAAACGTAACAAAGCAAAGTATAATTCATCCAACTATACACATAAATCGCGTGCGCGTAAGTAATGTCACGCAATAACATATTCTAAAAAGGGTTTAAAACGATTTTGCTTTATAACATAAACATGTGTGACAATTTAACAAGTATAGTGAATGATTTATATATTAAATATCAAAATAATCCGACTATCCACGACAAATTAGTTCAAACGATTGAAAACTTACCGACCTTTCTAGAAAATGCGAACAATACAATTATCGAACGTGCCGAGAGAAAAAGTAAATTAGAAAGTGACTCGGAAACGTTCATTCATAAGTTTTTACATAATAACAAATTTTACTATAACACGACTAGTGAATTATTTTTTGAATATAAAAACAACAAATATATGCTGGTAAAAGAAGACGATGTTCAGCACTGTATATTGTCTACACTTAGTACGAATAAAGCACTAACTGATTGGAAACATAAACTAAAGGTTACCATTTTGAAAAAAATAAAAGAGAGAGATATATTCACTTGTATTCCAGAATCAGAAACTATTCAAAACGTGATAAATCGTTTGTCGGCGTCTGTTTGCGATAACAAGGAAAAAGCCAAATATTTTCTTACGGTATTAGGAGATATATTATTGAAAAAATGTAATTTAATCTATTTCGCTAATTCTAAAACAAAGCAGTTTATAAAGGAGTTGAACAACCTTTCATGTATATTATTCGGAACCCCGAATTTATTACATTATTTCAAATTTAAATATTACGAACATACCTTTACCGAATGTAGAAACGTGGATATTCAAGAATTTGTCAATATTGAAATTTGGAATACCTATTTCAAGCAAGAACAAGCGCTCGATTTATTTTGCGTAGCAACG